CCTCTGTTCCTCGATCTGCTTCACGAGCGCCGCGTGTTGCGCCTCGCTCAGCGGAGCCTTGACGTTCACTAGCCCATCGGGTCGGGCGCGGTTGCGCATGGAGAAGCGGTTCCAGTCTATCGTGGCGTTGTCCGTGTCAACGACACGTGCCGCAGCGCGGAGTGGGGAAATCCCGTAGAAGTCCGAGCCTGGATCATAGAGTTTGTGATGCACGACCTCCTCGGCGGGATAGACGAACTCCTCGGATCCCACACGGTACACGTAAGCCCGCGGCCCGTCCCGTCCGGGGAGCACCTCAACGCGATCCGGGCGCAGCCTGTACATCTCCACACGCTGTCCCGAGTTGATCAGGAGGCTGTAGTGATTGCCCGCGAGGAGGAGACACGTGGCGGCCCCCTCCACCATCTGGGACCACGACATCTTCTGATTCGGCTTACGCAGGAGCTGCCAACCGGAGTGTTCATATGGCGCTTCCTCCGTCCCGCCGTCAGACCTCTCTCGCTTCAACACCCACGGAACGGTGGAAACTGCCCCGGCGAGCTTCGTTACGCAGGCATAGACGGCGATATGCGCCCGGTAGCCGTCCCGGATCGCCGCTTCCGTGTCCCAGTCGGAGGGGACGGGGAAGGACGTTTGATAATCAGGAACAATGATTGGGCTCGCACGTGGCGATTCCTGACGGAGGAGCAATGCTGCAACCCGCTTACGGATCCCCATCGCCCGGTTATACATCGAATTGGATAGCACCGTCAAGCCGCCCCGATCATCACTGCGGGAACCGAGCTCGCCGTCTGCGTCCAGTGAGCGATCAGAAGAGCGTCTCCGTAATCCGGCGATTTGGGAGGATCGATTACGCGCAGCTTCGAGCCCGATATAAACTCGTACTTCCACCCAGACAGATCACGTATCAGCTCCTGGACTGGCGGGATGGCGATATTCCCGGCAATGAACCGCTCGCGCAGGCTCCATGCGGCCTCCGCCTTCAGGTTGGCGAACCGGGCCTTGTCGCTGGGGCTCGCCCCCGACACGAACTCGGCGACCTCGTACCCTTCCCGGCGCAGGACGTCCATCGGCCCCCAGCCAGGAGCCGATGCATCGATCCCGAACCGACGCAATCCGTTTGCCACGCATAGCATCTTGATCTCCCCGGTCACGGACACCTGATCCCGGCCATGGAAGGCCCGCATCTCGACCACGCGGTCCCCGGCGAGGTGCGCAATCACCGTCGCGTCCTGCCCCTGCCGGGCGATGTCTGCTCCTACCGCGCGCCTACCGGGATCCTCGGGCGTCGCCTCCCACCGATCGATCGCCGCCTGGATCGCCCCCCACGGAATGAGCGAGTCCTCGGTTTCCTGCGGGAACTGCCCGAGCACACCGAACTGCCAGTACGGGGAGTCCTCGCCGTAGTCCTCACGCACCCTCTCGATCCAGTCTCGCGTGGCAAGCCCAGGAATTCCGAGATCGGCACACTCAAACGAGCTCACCGTGATGCAGTTTCTATGCTTGGATCCCTTCTGTTGGTGCTCGTAGAACCATCCACTCGTCCGCGTCGGGTTACTGATAGCTAGCAGCCTGTTATCAGGCGACGTCAGACATCCGTCTACCGCCTGCCGCACAGCGTCGGACGTCCCGGACGCCTCGTCTATCACGATCAGGAGATGCGGGGCATGGAAGCCCCGGAAAGCCTCAGGGTCCGCCGCCTGCCCTGCCCATATCGTCGCGTACCAGTCTTGAGCAATGTTCACGCTCTCCGCCGCCGGCTCGGGTAGCGTCGCCACGATCGGCCTCCCCGACAGGAGGAACGTCCGCAGCGCCCCGTACACCCGCATAAACTCGGACCATGCCTGCCGCTTCACCTGCTCAAGCTTCGTGGCGATGTAGATCACCTTCGTCTGCGGATTCGCGATCAGGAACGCCACACCGATAGCTCCTGCCACGAAGGTCTTCCCGGTAGAATGCCCTGTCCTGACGTAGGTCTGCTGGTAGTCAAAGACGGACCGGAAAATGTCCTCTTGTCTCTTCCACAGACCGTGCTCGAATCCGATCATTGGGAGGATACGCAGGAAGCCGTCTGGGGTCCGCAGTTGTCGCACTACCTCTGCGAACGCCTGTTCATCCGCTTCCGGTACCTTCACCGCTGCTAGGTTCTTCTTTTCCAGCTTCTTCTTTTGTAAGAAGGACTTCCCTCCACTGGACAATCTTTATCGGACCTCCGTCTGCTCCAGTCATTTTCAGGTTGCGTCGGTCTGCCCACCGGCCAGGGGCGCGGTTGTAAAGCACAACCTGGATGGCCACGATGTTCCCGGACAGCGCAGCGTCGTACAGCGCGTCCTCCACAGCTTCGACCGCATCCAGTTCGGCTGCCTCTATTGCGGCTGCGAATTCTGGATCGGAGATTGCGGCTCTCCTGATCGCCCACCGCTTCATTCCGATGGATTCCGCAGCTGCCCCTCTGCGCAGGCCACGCCGCAAAGCATCCAGATACAGCTCTTTCTTCTTGTCAGTGAGCTTGTATGGTTTCCCCTTCTTACTACCACGTTCTGTCATGCTCGATCACCTATCCTCAGTATAGCGCAGATGGCAGCCACTGATCCGAGGGGGGCCGGGGCTAGCGCACGGAGCCCCGGCTCGTGGTTACGTTCCCAGGAGGTGTTCACCTCTTGTTCGTAGTTTGGTGCGCTGTTTCCCCCCCTCGGGCCCCGGTCGCAGGGAGTCCCGGCCGGGTGGGGTACGGTTAGGAGCGGAAAAGAAGGGGTTCACCTCCAAAGCATCGGATTCTCCCTGTCGTGGTGCTCCGTCGGGGAGTCGAACCCCGCGGGCTATCCCGTGGCGGAAGGAGGACCTGCCGCTGGGCCACGGCAGGAGGAGGAATACCACGGATAGTCCCGGCACCGGCACGGAGCTATAGGTCATGCGATCTCCTCTTTATAGTACGTGTAGCTTTCGGCCATGCCGATTGCCACTCTCCATGTCATCCTGCCTCTTGGTCGAGGCCACTGTACTACCTCCTCTGTTACACCTCTGTTACACGGGCTGTTACATCGCCCCCTTTAAGGGGGGGGGCGATGTAACACTAGCCACTGTTACAAGACTGTTACACGATGTAACACCTCTCCTTTGCAGAGCAGAACTACATCTCGCGTAATTGGTGTTACACGACTGTTACACGATGTAACGGCCAAAAGTGTTACACGACGCCGAAAAATGTAACAGCACGGGCCATAAATCCATACTGGAACAGGCTGGATACCCCAGCCCCCCCCTGGGTTTTCCACAGGTTGAGCCTTCCTAGCCCTCCCAGGCTGTTGCCGGCGGAACGGAGCCATGCGACGCCACGATTCTGTTAGCCAGTACTGCATTCCATGGTCATGACGCTGCCGGCTGTTCCGCCGCGAGACGGCGGGTCGTGGCGGTGTACTGTTACATCGTGTAACACCTTGTAACACCCGTGTAACAGTACACCTCAGAAGGGACACGTGTCCTCCTTGGCAGTGAGCCCGTAGCGGCCATCGGGCAGCTTGCGGATGCGGCCCTCAGAGACGAGGCGTCCTAGGTAGACGCGCACTGTATTGGGATTGATCCCCGTCGCGTCCGCGATCTCCCTGGGACTGAGCGGCTCTGTGGCGAGTGCGGAGAGGATCTGCTGCCAGGAGGGGAGCATGCTGACCGCGTCTGGTACGGCTGTGATGTCGATTGGGTGGGCTGTTATTGGACCGCGGCCGTTGTCTGAGTCATCGAAGCGGAACTCGATCCCGAGGCTGGGGAGCTTACCGGACAGGTTGGCCTTGTCATGGATCAGGCCTAGGGAGAGGCTGGATCCCCCGGGCTCGCTGATAGAGCGTGCTGCCCACACCGATGAGGCTAGGTTGCGGAAGAAGATCGAGCCGTAGATCCCACGTTCCCGGTCTTTGCCGTGGTGACCGATCACGATGGAGGTCGTATCGAGCATCCGCAGCGCCTCAAAGAGGGCGGACGCTGGCGCGGCCGGATCACGCCCGTCACCAATCCCCGTAGCGGGGAGGAGGGAGTCGATCACGAGGAGACCGATCTGATCGCGTTGGACCACCTCCGCGATCGCTTCTACGTCGTCTATTAGGGGGATCACGCATTTCCTGTAGTAGAGCTTCGCTGGAGTGGTGAGGCCGAGCCCTAGGGAGAGACGATAGAGTCGCCGGCGGGCCTCGGGGGGCTTCCTCTCCCAGTCGAGGTAGAGCACGTGGCGAGGCTCGGGCGCTGCCAGGCGAAGGCGCGGGTGCTCGATCCCGGCCGAAACGAGTATCGAGATCAGCATCCCAAACATGCTTTTCCCTGAAGCTCCGTCTCCATACAGGATCGTCGGCTCTCCATCGGGTAGTAGTGGAGGGAGGAGGTACGTCACGGGGTCCGGGTACTCGTCGGAGAGGATGAGGAGACGCGGCTCTCCAGAGAGTAATCGGTCCTCGATCTCCGTGTACATCCGCTCTAGCTCTACACGCCATGGAACGTCTGGACGGTCCTGTTCGAGGTCCTTGGCAAGCGCGTTGCGTGTGCGAGCGGCGGCGAGGTTGATCGCTCCTGATCCGGCGATGCGCGCCCCCGTCGTGTCGGAATAGACCCGCATGATGGCAGTGAGGCGCGTCGCGTCGGAATGTAGCTTCACTGACCTCAGATTGATACGCACGCCATATGCCGGCATCACGTAGGTGTAGGTGTGCGCGTGTCCCTCTAGCCGACTCGTGGTAGGTGCCGGCTCCCACGTCGGCGCTGCCTCCACTATATCGAGTAGCTCCTGGATCGTGTGCCCGGATGCCAGCCAGTCGCTCACGTCACCATGCTGATCTAGGCCGGGGAGGTTGATGACTTTGACGCTAGAGGCCTGACCGTAGAGCGCCTGCGCCACGGTCTGACCGTGAGCCTGCCCCGGCACGTCGTTGTCGGGCAGGATCACCACGTCCCGCCCGGCTAGCGTCCGGGTGTACTCCGGCTTCCACTTTCCCGCTCCCCCGATGTTCGTCGTGGCGAGGAGCCCGGCTTTCGTGAGCCGGTCTACGTCCTTCTCCCCCTCCACCACGAACACCACCTCGTCCGGATTCGCTAGGAGATCCGGCAAGCGGTAGAGGACACGCTCTTTGACCTTGGAGAGCGTCCATTGCCACCCGTCACCGTCTGGGACGCGCACCCGGAACGACTTCGGCCTGAGCCGTACAACCTGGTAGAGGAGCTTTCCGTCCTCGTCCTTGTAATCGTAGGTAGCCTCGACCGCGGCCCAGTCACCGTCATGATCGTCTAAGCCGATGGCCTCCCGGATCTGCTCATAGGAGCACCCGGCGTGACAGTAGAGGAGGAGCTTCCCCTGGCTTTCCGTGATCGATAGTGATGGGTGCTCGTCCTCATGCGCCGGGCAGCGCGCTACCCACTGCCCGTTGCCCCCCCTGACGCCCTGCAGCCTCCCTAGGACGTCTTGCGCGGTCATTGTTGGTAGATCCGCTGCCGGTGAAGTTCCACCAAGCGGCAGAGGATTATCGTGGCTCTTTCGGTATCACCAACCTGCTCAGCTTCAGCCAATGCCCGTTCGAGGGCGTGGATTCTATCCTCGATGCTGCTTCCGTTTGCCATTCCATCCCCCTCCTGCGGATCCGGTAGCTGGCCGCGGGCCGCGGGGAGGATGGAGAAGCCGCTCCACACGGCCAGCGTCCGGCGCTTCACGGGTAGCTAGCCCGCTCCTACACGGTACGTCAGGGAACCTGATCTGTCAAGTCATGATGGTACAATTCGTCCTCCTTCGGAGGCATGAGGGCCCGAAGGTAGAACCCAGCCACGATGATCTGGATGAAGTCCAGCGCGACATGGCACGCGATGGCGATCAGTAGCCACCCCCACCATCTCATGCAGTACCTCCCGGTGCTTCCACCATGCCCATCGCTCGTTCGGCGCAGGAGACGAGATCTGCGCGACCGGTCAACGCTGCCCACTTCGCTGCCGCCGCTGCCTTCACGGCCACCCACGTCACCAACGTTTGCTTCCCTGCCGCGTCCGCAGCACACAACTCATCCGCCACCAACGCCGCACGCATCGCCGCATCCGCAGCCAACGCCGCTGCTTTGCACTGCCGATAGGCCTCTTTCACGGCTGACTTCGCTGCCGACTGTGACCTATCCATCCCGCTCAACCACGCATCTGCCCATTCATTCCACCGAGGGTCAGAGTAGACTGCCTTTGCGCAGTAGATTCCGTAAGCGACTCGCTGCTCCAGGCTAATCGCTGGGACGGTGATCTCGCGGACGATACGCATCCGTTGGGCCTTGAGCTGCATCTGCCAGTCATAGATGGTTTTACCGGCAGCCTCGGCCTCGAACAGGCGTGGGTCCCGGATGTTAGCGTGGAGCTGATTGTGCAGTACCGCTAGGAGCGGGTGCACATACCCATGGAATCCTCCGGGGCCGCAGAAAAAGCCGAGCTCGTCTGCTTCCTTCCACTCCCCGATGGTCCACCGGCCTCCGTTGCGTGATTCCATGTTCCTGTCCAGGAGCTTATAGCATTTCATCGTGCCTCCTCATTGGGCATCCGATTGTGATTCCTGTTTCGGCGAAGGATCCCCGAGGCAATAACTGAGGGCTTCCTTCACCACCTGTAGCTGAGGATAGTCCTCTAGCCGCCCCTCAACTCCCAGCTTGGACAATGCGCCGTTCAGGCTGAATAGCCCACGCTCACAGGCGATCATCATCCTGTGGATCTTCTTGTGGAGATAATCGGCCTCCCTTTCCAGCTCCTCCTGCTCTCCACACAGCGCATCGTAGAATAGGCCATCCTCGCCACGCAGGCCGCGGTCTAGCTCTTGCTCTATCACTCTCTCCGCGACATCCAGTACTGAATCGTACGTTGTCCACACCGCCTCCCGCACGATGGCAGAGGCCAGCGACTTAGCGATCTCCTTCACCTTGTCGCCCTCACGCATCATAGGCACCACGTCTCCTCTCCTTCCAGGAGCTTCTTTAGCTCGGCCCTGTGGTAGGCGATGGATTTCTCCCTCTCCCACTGCTGGTACTCATCGTGCCGCATCAATACGAGCACAAAGCGACTCCCGCACTCGGGACATACGACCTCTAGCTCGTTATGCCACAGTGATATGGCCTCTCCATCTGGTAGCGAGAAATGTTTGCAACACTCGATCATCACAACCTCCTTTGCTACGACTCCACTGCGCCAATCGCTTTTTCGGCGCAGGAGATGAGGTCTGCGCAGCCTGCCTGCGTCGCTGCAAGCGCTGCAAACGCTGCCTTCTCCGCCACCTCCACAGCCCACCTATCGGAATCGCGCCCATGCCCATGCCTCTCTGCCGTATATGCCGCACATGCCGCCACCAATGCCGTCGCCACGTGCCCCGCTGCCCACTCCTCCTCAGCCAAACGCAGCGCTAGATCCAATGCAGCATCGGCTGCTGCTTGCCCCGATCTGCGATTCCCGCTAAGCCACTCATCCGCCCAGCGATTCCACTCTGGGTTGGAACAGACAGCCTTCGCGCAGTAGATAGCGTATGCTACGCGCTGCTCCGGGCGCACTGCCGGGACGGCAATCTCCCGAACAATCCTCATCCGCTGCGCCGTGAGCCTCATCATCCCCTCATGGGCGATAGCCCCATCGGCCTCGGCCTCAAACAGGCGCGGGTCCAAGATCTCGGTGTAGATCGGGCTGTGCAGTACCGCTAGGAGCGGGTGCACATACCCATGGAACCCTCC